CCTACTTTTCCTCCATTCATATTACCTTCAAGAACTGTTATATTATTACCAGATACAGATTCAACCATTCCAATATGGTCTGCATATCCATTATTCGGTTGAGTTGTATCATCCCAGTTATAAGTAATTAAATATCCTTTTTCTGGAACTATTGTACCATCTTCTTCCCAGATACCAGCTTTTTTAAATAATGCAATATGATTTTCAACACCGCACTCAGTTCCACCAATTAAATCTACTGCATTTAATTTAATGAAAATTGCACTAATAGTAGTATCACAATAAGCATCCTTATAAGTTACTTTATAGCCTCTTGCTCTTGGTGTATAATTATTATAAGTATCAATAATTACTTTATGAGTACCTTCAGAACGAGATAAACCAATCCATGATCTAAAAATATTTAAAGCATCATCTGCGGTAACAGTATTATCATTTTTATTATCCACGATTACAGCTGGCTATGGTTTAGCTATTGTATTATTTAACATTGTTTCGTCAAATAAATAATTCATATCAACGTATCCATTAATGCCATTAATTTTTCCTGTGGATGTATATTGTTGCATAGCACATGGATAATCGGGGGTACCCGCATAATCAGCTAACCAAATAGGATATTCTGAAAGTTGACTCCAATCATAATAGTTTTTATAATAATCTGTATTAGTATAAATAAATAATTTTGTACATCCAAGAGATTTTAATGTATCTAAATACTATTTTGTATATGCTGTACATTTTTCTCTTGTGCAAATTTCTTTATTTTTCTTCCAAGTGTCATATTCAAGATCTACGGCAATCCATGTATTTATTGGATTTAAACCAGCTTTTTTAATATTATTAAATGTTGCTTCTGCATTTTCTTTAATAGTTGCTCCATTGGTATAAACAAAATGATATACCATAATTGGAATATTATTATTTTGACATTCTTTTACATATTCAATAAATTTTGCGTCTATTGCTTTTCTATAACCCTATCTAAGAACAATAAAATCTACTTCTTTACTATTTTTTACTTTTTTAAAATCTATATTTCCTTGATGATAGGAAATATCAATACCTTTTAACATACTAAACCTCCTTTATTTATTTTTAGGTTTAGGTTTATCGTATGTCATTGCTAATTTACTATCAGTTAAGCCTTCTGTTGTTGGGTCATTGATTGCATTCCATACTGAGACAGCGATTAAACCTAAAACATAAGGATTTTGCAATGCTTCAATAAGAACTTTTCCTAATATTGCCCAAGATGTTAAATCTTGAAATGTTAATCCAGCATATGCTAAAATTGGTGTTAAAATTGCAAGAATTAATTGAACAATAAAAACAGGATTTTTAAATCTTACTTTAAAATTCATTTTATTACCTCCTTAGAATATAAAAATAAGGAACTATTTTTATAATAGTTCCTTAAAAAATATAATATTTTTGTTCTTGTATATATTATTAAAAATATAATTTAAAAATTATTTAACTTTGTCCAATTATTAAAATCATTAATTATTTTTTATATTTCGAAATGATGCTCTCTTATCAAAACCATGATTTTCTAATTTATCAATATCTGTAATTCCTATTGATTCTGTTCTTTCTGAAGCAGTTTTCTCTAATGAAAAATACTCTTCAATAGATAAATAAATATCAACTGGGTTAACAATACTTGCAATTCCACAAGCCTTTAAAAGAGGAATATCTTTTTTAATTTTCTTAAAACCACCTCGGAAATCTTGCCATATTGTATGTGTATTAAGATTTTTCTTAATTTTATAATCATTAGTGTTAATTCTTTGAATAAAAGTATTTAATGTTTTTTCATTATAAGTGTTTTTCTTAATTTTATAAATGAATGGAAAAGAAATTATGTCAAGTTTAATTAATTCTCTTTTTTTATTATAATTCTTCCAGGTGGTTAACAGTTCCATATTATAATTTATAGGTCTATTATAAATATTTTTTTCCGTAATTTTTAACAAAAATAGCCAAAAAGTATTACAAATTTGAAGTAAAAGATATTCACTATCATCATTTGTATCCCAAATATTACTACAAATAAAATCTTTTGTTAATAAAAATGAATTTGTTCTGTCAAAAGTTAAAGAATTATCATAATATATGTTTTGAATATAATCATAAAAATCTGAATTTTTATCAATAATCCTCATTATTATATAATTCCTTTCTTTTTTAAATTACCTCTAAAGATTCTATATGGTTCTTTTCTATTGCCTTCTTCATCAAAGTTATGATATTTTATTTCAAGTTGGAAATCTTCATAATTATAATCACTATAAAAAGGACGAATTTCAACATGATTTTTTTCAGCCCCGCAATAGATGCAATATAATTTCTTTAAATGTCCAGGTTCTTTATATCGTCTATTTCTTGGAATAGGTATTCCTTTCTTCTGACAGCATACGCAATACATTTCAGAAATTTCAGTTGTCAATATATTTCCTCCTTTAATTATTTTTCAATTACATTGATAATAATTTTAGGTTGACCACTATCTTCCATGCGAATAACATAAATAGGTTCATCTTCGTCTTCTGGATTCATTCTTCCAATTTTATAGTTTACAATAGTCCATGGAATTTCAAATACGCATCCTTCAAAAATAGGTTCCTTATCATCCATGCCCCAAATTATTACATTAGTTAGACTATCTACATATTTTATCCAATTTTTAAGTTTCATAAATATACACTTCCTTTCTTTTATTTAATTTTTCTATATATATTATAACAAAAAATAAATAAAAAAACAAGGTAGTAAAAAATTACTACCTTATATAAAATATAATATTAATTATTTGTAAAATTATCTACAAATTCTTCAATAGCTAAAAGCATTTCAGTATCTTCGATATAGAAAATGTCCGTATGGTATTTGGTATAATACCAAAAAATAAAATTTAAAATAAACTGACCAAAACGCCAATCAGGAAGTTTTTTATGGTTTTCTCTAAGCTTATTATAAAAATCATAAAGTCTATTAATATCTCTCATATATTCACTCCTTACCAATTATTTTTAAATCTTGAGGGACATTCTTTATTAAAAAGTTCTATAATATTTTGTATATCTACCTCTTTTATTCCATTACATAAATATTTTTCCCAAAGATTATATAAACAAATTTCTAAATAATCATCATCCATTTTTTCTTTATAGATTTCATTATGCGAAAGTCGTTTCCAATCAGGCTTAAGACTGGTTATTTTATCCCATACTGAATTCATTGTGCGATAACTACGACGAGTCATTTCTTCACGCACTTCTGCCGCATAACTAATAAAATGATCATAATCATAATCTAAAACAAAATTAACTAAAATATGATTTGGAGTTCCATTCTTTTGGATAGCTCTTGCAATGGCTGATAATTCTCTCCATTGAGCAATAAGTTGTTCTCTTGGAAGTACTGAAATAAAATCTTTATGCCACAATCTCATATTATTTATTCTCCTTTATGAGTCATAATGAAAAGAATAATTATAATAATAATTATAAAAATACTAATCCAAAGAGGCCATAGAACTACCCACCAACTCCATTCAATAAAACCAGTTAATTTTAAAACAATATTTATTAGCAAAAGGGCATCAAAGAAACTAATTCCTCCATATGTACTCTGTTTCATTTAAAAATTCTCCTTTTTAAAATAGATAGGCAATTGCCGCAATATATTTTTCTTTAAGTTTTTCTGTAAGAGTTTCTGTTTGTGTAAAATGATCATATATATCAGCAAGTTTTACAATATATGCTGGCATATATTCAGGATTATTTTTTGCCATTAAATAAATTTTTTCAATATATTTATTATAGTCTTCATCCTTTTCTTTTGTTAAAAGAGAAAGATTTTTTTCAAATTTTTCATCAAACCATACGTTTCTTTTAATATCTGTATCTTCATATAAATCATGTGCTAAACCAAGCTGATAAACAAAATAATAAATTTCATAAGATAGGTTAAAAAAATTTGTAATTTCTTTTGCTTTATTTGCTACTCTTTTTGCATGTTCAAATGTTTTTTCATCATAATATAAATTACATAATTCTAACATAGCATTATTTGTCATCATAAAAATTTTTCTCCTTATTATTTTTAAGGTTCTAAATATTTCTTCTATATATTTCTATAAATATTATAACAAATTTTAAATAAATAATCAAGAAATTTTCAGATGGTCGAGAAGAAATAATTAACAGATAAAATTTTTTATATATATTATATAGGATTCTTCAAAAATAAGAAAAGGAGATAAAAGGATATGGCAAATGAGATTAGGTATCAAGTTGGCTTTGATGTAAAACAAGGCGACTTGAGTAAATTAAAATCTTCATTACAATAGCTTCAAAAATTAAAATTTAGTGATATAATGAAGATTAATAATACAGATATTTCTTCTGCTAGAGATGCATTAAGATCTATTCAACAAGATGCTGATAAAGTTGAAAATGCATTAAATAAAGCATTTAATACTAAATTAAATACAGTTAATATTTCAACTTTTAATTCATAGTTATCAAAGTCTGGATTATCTTTACAATCAATTTATCAATCTTTTAGTAGAGCAGGCGCTACAGGTGAAGCCGCTTTTAGAAATTTATCTACTCAAATATTAAGTACAAATATTCAATTAAAGTAGAGTCATGCTTTACTTGACAAAATGGCGACAACACTTACAAATACTATTAAATGGAATATTGCTTCTGGTGCAGTTAATAGTATGTCTCGTTCTATTGAACAAGCTTGGGGATATACTAAATCATTAGATACTTCATTAAATAATATTCGTATAGTTACTGGTAAATCTGCTGAAGAAATGGGCAATTTTGCGGTAAAAGCAAATGAAGCTGCTCAAAGTTTAGGTAAAACTACAACAGATTATACTAATGCTGCGTTAATTTATGCTCAACAGGGTCTGTCTGATCAAGAGATAGAAGAAAGAGCAAGAATTACTTTAATGACAGCTAACGTTACTGGGCAATCTACATCAGATGTTTCTGAGGAGTTAACTGCTGTTTGGAATGGTTATAAAGTAAATGCGGAAGAGGCAGAACTTTATATTGATAGACTTGCTGCAGTTGCTGCTACAACAGCATCAGACCTTGAGGAATTAAGTACTGGTATGAGTAAGGTCGCAAGTGCGGCCGCCGCCATGGGTGTTGGTGAAGATCAGTTAGCTGCACAATTATCAACTATTATATCTGTTACCCGCCAAGCACCAGAATCAGTCGGTACTGCATTAAGAACTGTATATGCACGTATTTCTGATATTAAAGCTGGTATTGATGAAGATGGTGTTACTCTTGGTAATTATTCTGGCAAGATGGCAG